TTTGATTCCATAATGTCTTCGAATGGGTCTTGTCCACTTGCCGCGTCCCATGTTGCGTTCGCAGCCGTAGAATTAATAAGGTCGGGTGATTGATTTTCTGAGGCAACGTCCCATATATCCCCATCCTCATCGTTAGCGATAGATTCAACAACATCCTTAGCATTATCCATAAATACCTGAACCTCTGAATCACTCTCATCCTCAAGATTAATCATAGGAGAATCTAACATATACTTTATTGTGTACTTTGTAGTTGGTGTCCAAGATGTCTCTGCTACGAATGGCCGTGCGCCCGGTGCAATATTGCTCAACTTTGCCGGAGCCGTTAGTGTTAAATATCCAGTAGTCTTAGACCAATACTTAACTTCTCTCGACTTTGTAGGTTTGCTTGAAATTAATGGTTTAAAGATTAAGGCTTCTTCCTCGAAAGCCATTGCTCCCTTAGTAATATCAATGTCTCTAATTAATGCTTGGCCTGCTGTCTCTACCATTTTAAGCTAAGTCCATCGTAGTAGGACGAAGTTCCATTAATTTACTTTCTCCCTCTGCTCCGGTTTCAAGCATATACCCAAGAACATTCTCTTGGTTTGCTGTGGCCTCAATAACATAATTAGCAACTGCTCCAGTCACAACAGCCTTACCAATATTACAAGCCCCGCAACACGTGACCCTAAAGATACCGCCTCGGTAAACTGCGACGGAATTTTGTGTAGTATCAGCAGCTAATTTCTCTGACTGCGCAATACCAGCCACGATTTGATTTGCGGAATCAGAAAGAACCGCAGTCATAGGGTCTGTATTCTTAAGAATTGCTCCCTTCTTGATGGTTGCCGTAGTAGAACACGTATAATTAACTGGAATATGTGTCTCAACCTTTAATACTGCTTCGTTACTCATAGGAATACGTGGAATACCTACTATTTAAGGCTTGTGATTTAAAGGGCTTCGTGTGTCCAACCTTTATCATCAATATAACTACCCACAATCTCCCCATCTTCACGTATTCCAAGAACAACAATACTCACAAACGCCTTATTCCAAAGGTATGTCTCTGTTTTTTTATACTCCGGCGTCTTCTTTAATTTTAATAATTTCCTTAGGAATGGGTATACCATCCTTTTAAAATTAATCCCATATACCCCGGTTGCTGCGGCGTTGAATGTTGTTAGAACCATATCAAGAGACTCTTTAGGAAATACATACTCTTTAATTCCCCCGGGGAGGTCTCTTATTTGTCCGGGAATCCACGCCGCCCGATGTTGCATTTTCTTACCACGTTTCTTCCACATGGGTAATAAATGTTTTTGGGCTTCCATATCCCTCAATGTTCTTTCAACCCCAGCCCTCTCGCCATAGGGAATAAAACTAACGTGCATTTTTATCAGCTTCCTTCTTGATTTCTTCCTTAGCCAAGATGATAACCTTGTCTGCTATTGCGAGGTTGGCCTCTGCTGTTATGTAGCTTGTCTCTGCCTTAATCAACTGGTCTCTCCAATACTTTTCCTTCTCAGAAATAATCTCAAAACTCTCATCCTTCTCATCAGTCGCCATGTTGCCCCGCCTCTATTTCCTTCTCGACCCTATCCCTGTATTCTATTGGGGTTTCTATGTGAGTTTTTGGCTCGACCCTTCCGCCAGAAGTTCCGCCTAAGGCTTGTTCTGCTAAGAGCCTCTCTTGTTTCATTAATAAATCCTCATGCTTCTTATTGCCTTCTAAGATACTTTCCGCAAGAGTTTTCGCTTCCGCGAGGACTGGGTTAAATTCTTCTTCTTCCTTAGAAAGTTGCTTATCGCCCTCAGCAGGTATATCAACTTTCTTTCTTTCCGCGTTACTCTCATTGGTTTCATCATTGTTCATAGAATAATAGCGTAACGCTACTTTATAAACTTATTGCTTGGAAGGGCAAACCCCGCCAATGCTGCAATTATAGTAAAGACTACTGTCCTAAATGTCCCATTAATTCCGTAGTGCATGGCGAAACATTCCATAATAGACAAACACACAATCGCGGCAATCACTACCCACTTATCGACGGGTTTCATTCTAAAAGACCCTCTCCGTTTATTGACAAAGGAACGCCTGTCTGCATAGCAATAGCTAACTTCTGTCCGTAGACGTCTGCTATTCCACCGGGTTGTAGGAACGCGTCGAAGTCTGCCAGTTGTTCTCGCCCGTCTTCCATCCATGCGTTAAGGTCTCCTTGTACCTCTGCCTTTGTCTGTCGTCTTGCTTGATGGATTCTTGTGAGTTGTTGATTATATTGTTGAATATACATATCTGCGTTTGCTGGGTCTTGACTTGCCAACATTGCCAACTGCCTCATGTTTGTTCTTGCGTTTGATAATTCGACATCCGCCGCTTGAAGTTCCCCTCGCTGTTGTTCTTTAATGTTACCAAGAAGACCGGCAACAAAAGACCCAACCCCGCCTATAACTGCTCCGCCGACTGCCCCTACCGGGCCCCCAAGAGCCCCTATCGTTGCCCCACCAAGCGTCCCCCCTATTACCCCCGGTATAGCCCCCGCCACTCCCGCTGTTGCTGCCTGTGATAAATTAACGTCTGCTTGTTGTGCTGCGGAGACTTGTCCAAGTTGTCCTATCTGTGCGATTTGTTGTTGAATTTGTTGTTGTTGCTCGATTTGTCGTTGCTGTTGTATTCTTGCCTCTCCTGCCGCACTTGCCTCTACTGCCCCCGCTGGGGTTGCTTGTATTCCTGCCTGTTGTTCTGCGAGTAGTTTTGTGTCGCTTGGGCTAAGTCCTACGAAAGTTCTTCCATCTGGTATAGTTGCCCCGCCAAGTCTTCCTGTTTCTACATTTCTATAAACTTCTGTTGGGTCTTCTTTTGTTCTCAAACTTTCCGCTGTTGGGGTAATTGTTTTTGGTTTTGCCGCTTCTGCTTGTGCTTTCTTCTGTTGAGTAACTTCTACCTGTTGCCTAACATTCATTATACACGTTCTTGTCGCTGCGTCCCACTTCCCACCTTTCTTCTCACATTCTTGTTGAGGGGTTACCTCCAAAGGTTCTTGTGATAAAAATCTCTGCGCTGGTGTTTGTGGGAGTGCCATTATTCTCGTGTCATCGACGCCTCCACGTCGTTCGGCTGTATACCTAACTGCCCTGTGTTCTTGGATTCATCTATTGGGGCTGGTTCCATTCCGCCCAAACTTGGAGGTCTGTTAAATTTAATTTCGATTGCTTGTTGGTTCCATAAGTCTCCTTCTAAGTCCACCTGTTCCTTTGTATAGATTGGTTCAAATATAACGTGTCCCATCTTCCCCCCAACCTCGCTCGTTCCGTCGCTCGTCGCTATACTTCGGGGAACTCCCCCTGTTTGATAGTTTAGGTTTTCTAAATATTGTAACCAGTTCTGTCTGTCCTCACTTGACTTACTTGGGTATGGTTCTATCTTAACTGTGTCATCTGGTACACCTAACATATCTCCATCCTCAACTGCCTTCGCTATCTGTGCGTTTGCAAAAGTTATTTTGCCTTCATTATTTGTTTTATAGTAGGCAATTCCCAACGCCTTATCTCTATGTTTTATTAATCTCTCGTCGTCATTTGCTTCCAATAGGGCGTCTATGACTTTCTTATTTGATTGGATTAAAGAAGTTCCGTGTGTCTGGTCTCCTATCCTTTTGTTTTGGGAGTGTAGGATTTCCTCTGGTTGTTTCTTAACCCACTTCTTCCCATTCCAAATTTCATACCTAATAATCCTCGCTCCCTTAAGAACGACCTTAACTCTCTCTGGGCTAATTGGTATCATATTAATAATTATATCTTTCTTTCTTAACACTTCCAAGAAGGCGTCGCCTACTGCTAACTTAACAACTTCGTGGTTCCACATCACAGTCTCAAAAGTGTCCTTCCCCATGCCCGAAACGTGCTTTAATTCTTGTTCTAATATCGTATCCTCTGTTGTCCATCCTCTACTAACAGACCACGTCGCTAAACTATTTATCGGAGAAGATACTTGTGGGTGATTGAAATAATACCCAAAATCTTCTGTGGCTTTTTCAAAGTATACGTAGGTTTCTCCCGTTGCTGAGGTTGTGTCGAGTGCCTTACTCTCTACGATGAAGTCTGGGACTGCGGTTAATCCGACCGTTGTTGCGCTTGATATATCTCCTGTTGCCATTTTATAAATCTATTTTAAAAGGGATTTCTATTGTTGAGGGGTAATCTGTTGCTTGAGGGTCGCATGATATACTCGAACCTGACGCTACAATCGTTACTATGATTCTTAGATTATCTCCCTGTGCAAAATAGGTTTCCGTTAAAGGTATCTCAAAATTGACGTATCTTTTTTGTGTTGTTGGACTTAGAGTAATTTCTGAGCTTATATCTACTGCTGTCCCCCCGCTTACCTTCTGAACTTTAACGCTTATTGTCGAGGTTGTCTGTGCTTGATTTGTGGTTAGTTTAGCACTAAATGAAGCCACTCCTTTAACCGTTCTGGCTGTGTTGTATATATCTCCGTTTAATGTGGTTGTACCTGCTCCAATAGTGTGTCCGGAATCTGGGTTGCCGGCCGTTAAAGTCATCGCCGCTTTTTTTGTTGATGTTGTTAAATGATAAGTATTTCCAGCACTTGTATTTCTATGTACAAGATAATAATTAACTAAGCCTGACCCATCTTCTATATCCGTGTATTGATAGGTCGCTATCGCTGGGGCTGAAGGGGTTGGATATTGTTTAATGTATTCTCCCATTATGCTTCTTGAATAAAGATTTGTCCTTTATCCTTTTCCCTCAATAGTTTAATACAATCAATATATTCCGTTTTGAGAGTATCTCGTTTAAAACTACTCGTCGCTATTGTCCAAGCGTTGGGGGCGTAGTTAACAATATACAACGCACATAAATTAGATTCTGCTTCGGTTAGGATTCCTTTAACATCTGCGTTTAAGGTGGTATAACTATCCGACCAGTTATATTCTGATTCTATATTAATACGGCTTTCTACTTGTCCAACTATTGCGTCCGTCCATGCTACGGTTATTGCTGTGGCGTCTGCATTCTTTCCTGCCTTGGCTATTATCTCGGCATTGGTTGCGAATATTCCTGTGTCACTCATTATTTTTTTAACCTCATTTGAACACTTAGTTGTTGGATTTTATCCACTAAATTTTGTATGACTTCCCCTATTGCGAAGGTGTCATCAGTAATAATCTTCTTGTCTTTAATCTTTTCTGCGTCCTTCTCGGAAGAATCAACGTACTTTTCTTCAAATCTCATACTTTTATTGAGTATACCTTCATATTTAAGGCTTTTTGTTTCGCCAACCAGACACCTCTTATCAATCCTTCAACAATATGGGAGTATAAACCACTTATCTTCCCATCCTCCTCGACGATTATACTCCTTAGGGACGCTTTTACCTCGTCATTGTCGAATAACTGCAATTCCCCACGTTCCCCC